GGACGCCTCCTCCGTGGTGGGAGGGGACGTGCTCCAACCCGCTGCTATCGTGATAGCGAACCAGGTCGAAGCGACCGCAAGATCTGGGACCTCACGGTGGCTAGGGAATCTTCTGACTCGTCAATCCATCGAGCGGGGAGGGGTAGCCCCTTGTTAGGTGACGGCACCCTCCTCACCTCGTAAATGAGATCGACACCAGAAGGCACAAACTTGTCATACTGTTCCCACCATTCCCTCGCCTTCTCCCTCAACTTCTTGAGGGGAAGGCCCTTGATGTCGCGTGTCTGGCCTGGGCCTATGCCCAGAACGAGTGAATTGTACTGCAGCGCACAGCTGCGGACACAATGCAACTCGAAGTCCAAACGATCGCAATCATCAGGAATCGGTGTAGAGGCATCTACCAGCCTCCACCCCTTCTCCTCGTTGATGACGTCACCCATGACCAATTGTGTAGCCAAGTCCCAAATGGGGTCAATGACCCCTTTCAGGACAGACCGGAACGTCAAACCGGTTTCCTTGGTATACAATTTCATGCGGTTGAGGTCTGCAACGGCGAGAGGGAGTCCTGACCCCCCTTGGGACAGGGGGAAACCATGACGAAGACCCATTGACTCGGCGAATCCCCGGATCCCTGGCCGGCGAGCCAGGAAACGGAGGATACCCTCCTTGCAAGAGGGTTGTGCGGAGACGAGCGAACCGATGGAATTAAGAAGCAATACGGTCTTGTGCACTTTGAGGACCCGATCCCCCTCAACAGAGAGGGCCTCAGGTTGGGAAAGGCTACGGATGGGCACTGCGCGTGAGCGAGTGACCTTCGTAATCCGACCACCCTGATCGGTCTCAAACTGGTACAAGCGCTCCAAGAAGACGCCCCGGAGGGGCGCCTCGAAGGAGACGTAATGCTTCCCCTCGGAAAGCTCAAATCCGCACTTCGCGCGGAGCTCATTGAAGTATTCGGCAGTTTCCCTCCATCCCACAAAGATCCCGTCATCACCACACGTCAGGTACACGTTGCAGGAGAAGGCCTCGCGTAGGCCAATCTTCCTGCGGCGTGCAGCCCTCATGATAGCTTGCCTCCACATGAAGCAGTGGAGGAGCGATAGGAGTGCCCACGTGGTGGGCAAACCCATGAGGATCCCGCGTGTTGAGTGATGGGTCCCTTTTCCCGGCCACTCGATCAATTGGCTCTTCACCATGGAGCGGAGAGAAAATATCTCCACTTCGGTGAAGTGGCCACTTTGGTCGAGCCCGTCGACAAGGGCCCCCACGAGATCTAGGGGGATCAGGTCAGACGCAGCACGGAAATCTACCGACACCACGCATTCAGCAGAGGCACCATGGAAGACATCCATGTCCTCATCTTTGAACCCGCGGAGGGTGGAGATCGCCGGGCTAAATCTGCGGAGACCTGATAGGAGTCTCTTACGAACAATATGACCAAGTAAGTGCATTCTGGCCGGAGACTTGGTGACAACCCGCAACTTAAGGCCCCGCTCGCGGAGCACGGAAACTTTGGAGACGAAGACATTCGAATCCTCAAGTCCGTGCAACACGAGGGAGGTCTCAAGTGTGAGGGAGTCGAGGTCTTCCGGTGGTAAGTCGAGTTTGAAGCTCTCAACAACATCACTGGCCCGGGGGTGGATACCCAGGGAGCAGACGTAGCCCCTGAGGCCACCTCGGGAGGCAGGTGCCTCAGAACATGCCGACTCGGTCGGTAGGTCCGGAGGGTGAACCTGTCGGATGCTGTTGCAGAACTTCTTACCGAAGTACCTGCCGAAATCCTTAACGAG